CTTAAACATGCTGTAAACTGTACATGACCTAGGCGGGTGTGCTAATCTGACAAACCGAAACCGGTCTTTTTTATAACATCATTTATTTTTTCTAAATATATATCATATTTATACTGTCATAATCACCCCTTCTAAATATATATAATATTTACACTATCATTTACCCCTCTCTAATATATATAATATTTTGCATGCATTTTCTCACCTTTAGATAATAATAAAAAAACAGATCACATAATCGCCCCTCCTCAACATATATAATATTTTACATACATTTTACCCCTACTGAATAATAATGAAAAAATAAATCGCACTGCAATTTTCTTCCCATCGTCGCCGGGGTACATTACGCGCAGCAAACTTTGGTTCAATTGTCATGTCTGGTCATGCCGATACCGAGGTTACGAGGTATCTGGTCATGCCGATACCGAGGTTACGAGGTATACTCAAGGCGTGATTTCAAATATTATCGCACAATTCCACAACGATATTCTGCACTATGTCAACAATCTATCTGTGATAAACCATCGTGCAAACTTTCTACACCGTACTATGTCGCTGTGAAAACACCGTATTATGTCGCCGTGAAATAATGAAAAATAATTTACATACTGTGATTTTCTGCATACTCAAGGTCTGTTTTCAGATATTATCAGATGGAAACCTGCACAATTCTGTTACAGTAGTTTATTGTATTCAGCCCAATCGCAGGTTTTGAGGATCAGATCTCTGATTGATTTTACTGTCGCGCCGTTGTCGATATCATTTCGATAGCGTGTGATTTCGGTAACGTATAGTTTCAGTGATTCCTCGAAGGCATACCATCGTGGTCCCTTGGTATATTCGTATGCTTTGAGACCGTGTCTTGATATACGTCGGTCTAGTATCTCAAGGTTTACGATTTTTCTTAGTGATCGTACCACGGTAATTCTCGCAAGGTCGAACATGTTTGCAAGTGTATCTTGTGTAATGGTTAGCGGGTAATCGTCGCATAATTCAGATAGCATATATTGGATTATCTGCACTTGCGTTTTACTTACGAATGGTTTAACGAATCTGCTTGTGATGAATAGGCCAACTTTTGTGAAGTGACTGATATCTTCGATTGCTTCGATAGCATTGCATAGTCGTAGATATTGAGTAGATGATTTTATCATTTCTGTCGGCGGCTTTTCTTCGACGGGTTTGGTCGTTTCGTTTTCCATGGTTGAATGGTACACTATAAATGGAGGTAACGCAAATGGGTACATTTGATACATGGGCATCGCCGGATGAGGTCGAGTTAAACTTGGTGCGTGATCGTATGGTGATGCGTCGGTTGAGTCAGTTGTGTGAATATGACAAGAACCCGAAGGAACACGATATCGAGATGATCAAGAGGTCGATAGTTGAGTTTGGGTATACGTCGCCGATGATCGTGAACAGTGAGAACGGGATATTGCTTAGTGGCCATGGGCGGTTAATGGCGTTAAGGGAGCTATACGCGGATCGTCCGGATCTTCCCCCGGCTGGTGTGGCTCTGGTGGCCCCCGGAGAGCCTAAGGCGGGTGAGGATGGCATTTACGGGCACGAGTGGGCTGTCATGGTGATACAGGTGAGCATCCACCCGGAGAAGCATTCCGAGTACGTCATCATGGATAACAAGACGGTCGAGAGTGGCGGATGGAATGAAACGGTATTGGCTGATCTATTGAAGAAGTCGATAAGTGTTGATCGTGTACAGTACACTGGATTTGATAACAAAGAGATACTGAGTATTATTGGTAAACGCGCGAACAGTGATTCGGAGTTAGATAAAGTTCATCGTCAATGGGATGATGATAAAGAAGAAACATATGGAGAGATTATCAATATTGTCGGTGTGCTTGAGCATGGCGCAAGGATATCATTCAATGGTGGGAATCACGTTCTTTACTATGGTGACGCAAGAGAGATTGTAAGTGATGATTTTCGGGTTAGTGTATTGTGTACTGATCCACCGTATTGTCATAATAAAGTGCATGGTATTCGTAGCGCAAGGGAGTCGTCGATCAAGAATGATGATCTTGATGCTGCTGGATACATTGAGTTATTGCGCGGTGTTATTCCGCTGTCAATTAAGATGGCATATGTATTTACGCATTGGGCTTCATGGGTTCCTACAGCATGGATAATGGAGTCGCTTGGGTTCGATATTCAGACGATGGCGATATGGGACAAGAAGAGTCCGACGCTTGGCAATAATAATTGGCGTTGTCAGCATGAATTGATTTACGTCGGGTACCGTGATGTTGATAAGAAAACGCTACCAATTGCGCAATATGGAAATATGTTTCGCATGGCTACTGTTCCGTATAAGGGGCATCCGACCGCGAAGCCGATACAGTTAATATCGAATGTATTGTCGCGTGAAGTTATGCAGAACATGGTAGTGTTTGATCCATTTGCTGGAAGTGGAACCACGATGTTAGCGTGTGAGTCTTCCGGGTTGCGTAGTGTATCAATAGAGTTTGACGAGAAGTTCATATATGGATTGATTAAACGTGCGCTTGATTGGGGGTTAAAGATTGATAACTGATGATACTGATGTTGTAGTAAGTGAAGAAGGTGATGATCAGCTTGATGACTTGATACCCGAGCCAGAGATTGCGCATATGGCTGAATGGTGGAATACATCTACGACGGTTAATCCAGTTGTGTTTGAGCGTAGAGTTAAAGTAGCGCAATTATGGAATAGGTACGGATATTCTGTTAAAGAGACCGCTGATATTCTCGGCGTTGATATGCACTTGGTTACGAGTGATCGTCGATGGTTAATCAGTCAATGGCAGCGTGTTGTTATTGCAGATATAAACGAGATCATTGGTCAACAATTGGCGAAGTTGGAGGATACTGAGAGGGAGCTTTGGGTCGCTTGGGAGAAGTCGAAAGAGGACGAGATTACGGTAACCGATCAGACGGTTGATGATATTGATGGGACACGCACGACACGCAAAACGGTAACACGTGGAAGATTGCCGGAGCATCGGTACATGGAATTGATACTGAAGGTTCAAGAGCGTAGATCAAAGTTACTCGGGTTAGACAAGATTCAAGATCTAGGTTCGACTACGTTTAACTTTGCGGTATTTGTCGAACAGGCATATCAAAAAGCTATTGAAAAAAGTGGACAAGTTTTGGATGTTACTCCTTTAGAGAACAGAATTGAGAGTGGAAAATGAAGTTTATTGTATCGTTTTCAGGTGGTAAAGATTCAACTGCAATGTTATTTAAGTTAATTGAAAAGAAACTTCCAATTGATATTGGTAGAAAAAGAATTAAATAAAATTGGATTAGAATTGGTTAGGCTTAGTCCAAAGATTCCTTTTGATAAGTGCATGGTATCTAAACCTGTTATAGCAAGAAGTGGGAAAATGAAAGGCAAAATTAAAAGATATGGATATGGCTGGCCAAGGTGGGACATGAGATGGTGTACTACTTTCAAAAGAGATACTATCAAAAAATGTATAAAAGAAAATTTTGGAAATAAATATATTACATATATTGGTATCGCAAAAGATGAAGAGAACAGAGTGAAAATTGCTAACAATATATTATATCCGTTAATAACATGGGGGATGACCGAAAAAGATTGTTTGGATTATTGTTATTCACTTGGTTATAATTGGGGCGGTCTTTATGATAAGATGGATAGAGTATCTTGTTTTTGCTGTCCATTTCAGAGAGTATCTGAGCTAGAAGTGATTTTTAATGATTTCCCTGAGCTGTGGCAAAATATGTTAGATTTTGTTGACGCCAATTCTGAATATATGCAAGATTTCAAAAGTGGCAAACCGCTTGAGTATTATAATAAAAAATTTAGTGAAAAGAAATTTAATAGAGAATTGACAAAGAAGATGGCTTATGGAAAATAAAAAACTTGTAATATCTTTTTTTTGGTGGTAATGAATTATGATAGGGAACTTACATCCTGATTTCGAGAAGTGGGCCACGTTCGTATTTGATCCGGCTGGATTCGTCAGAGAGGTTATTGGTGCCGAGCCTGATGAATGGCAATGCAATGTGATGCAAGATATCGTTACGTCAGACAAGATCAGAACCGCTGTGCGGTCATGTCATGGTCCGGGAAAGACGACGTTGCTGGCATGGTTAATTATTTTTTGGTTATGCACCAGACCATACCCTAGGGTTGCATGTAGTGCGCCGACCGAGAATCAGTTACTTGATAAGTTGTGGCCCGAGGCGCATAAATGGTTACGAAAATCTCGTGGTGAATTATTGCGTTGGTTTGCGTGGGAGAAGTCGAAGATATATTTACGCACAATGCCATCTGAATGGTTTGCTGTTGCACGTGCCGCTAGAGTGACAAAAGATGCGTCTGGCAATGATCAGAGTTTAGGTATTCAAGGATGGCATAATGATAATATGTTGTTCCTTCTTGATGAAGGATCTGGTGTGGCGGATGCTGTGTACTCTTCTGTTGAGGGTGCGCTTTCAACGGGCGGTGGGTCGCGGTTAGTTGCGATGGGAAACCCCAATTTACCTGCCGGGTGGTTTTATAATGCGTTCATGAAATTCAGTGACAAGTGGAATACACACAAGATATCATATAAAGATTCACCACGGATTAGTGATGAATGGGCGCAAGATATGATTGATATGTATGGTATTAACCATCCGTGGGTCCGCGTTCGTGTGCTTGCTGAGTTTCCGAATTCGATATCAGATGGATTATTGTCGTTAGATAAGATCATTGAATCTCGTGATCGTAACTTTGAAAATGCGAGAGATTACGTGACGTTGGGTGCTGATGTTTCAACTGCTTCTGGTGCAAATAAAACGATATTCGCATTAGCACGTAGAGGTCACGTATATGCAATTGAAGAAATATCTGGTATGGAGCTTGCTGATTTAGCGTTAGAGATATATTCTGTAAGCATCGACATAGGCGCAAAGTATGTCGTGGTTGATTCAGATGGCATTGGCATTGGAGTTGTAGAACCATTGGCTAAACTACTTCGGTCACACCCCGGCGCACACAAGCCCATTTTAATTAAATGGCATGGTTCAGCTAGTGCAAATGATAAGTCAAGATATCTCAACGCAAGAGCTGAGTTATGCTGGAAGATAAAAATGGATGTTGAGAAATCTGTTGGTATAATAAGGTTGCCAAGTAATGAGAATTTTGAGCGTCAAGGTTGTGCTATTAGATACTATGTTGATGAAAGAACTGAACGGATTAAGATAGCATCGAAAAAAGAGATCATTAAAATTATCAAAGAGTCACCAGATGAATTTGACGCAACGACATATGCGTTGGTGCCATTTGTATATGAAGGTGGATTTATTCCATCAACTGATGATGGATTGATGACTGCTGATGAGTTTATTTTATAATGCGATTCGATAACGATAAGGATGTTTAATATGGGGATGTTTGGTATCATAAACAAGGTCATCGCAAAGTCCGCCGGTGGTGCAAGTGTTATTTATTCGCAGCTTGGGTGGTCGGATGATTCGGGACCGGTTGGATCTAAGAAAGATGCGCTGGTAAAATCGTATTCAAAGATGCCATGGTTAGCGTCGGTCGCCGGGAAGATCGCTGATAATGTCGCTACTGTTCCATGGTATTTTGTTGTAGCAGGTAAAAATGGTAAGCCTGTAAAGTCGAAACAGTTGAAGCAAATGAATGTCGAGCAATTGCATAATCTGACGAAGAAGTCGGTATTCGATATAACTGAAGTTTACGATCACCCATTACTTGACATTCTTTCGGAACCCAACGAGTGGATGACTGGTTTTGATTTGTTTAAGTTGACTTCAATTCATCTTGATTTAGCTGGTTGTGCTTATTGGTATGTTTCTGGTGACGTACCGAATATTAAACTTTATCCAATTCCACCGGCATGGATTTTGTCATTACCGAATAAAGTCGGTGATCCATATAAATTGAGAATGGATAAAAAGACGACTATTGGATCGGATGTAGATGGGATGCCGAAAGAAATACCATACGAAAGGGTTATTCCATTTCGGTCACCAAAGCCTTCGAGTCCGTATCGTGGAACAGTTGGTATTGCTGAGTCTGTTAGTGATGAATTGGCGACTGACGAATATGCCGCGAAATATATTAAAGCATTCTTTCTCAATGGCGCAAGACCTGATATTGTTGTTAGTGGTACTGGATTGTCTGCTGCTGAAACAGAACGTGCAGAGGCAAGATGGACATCTAAATTACGTGGTTATTTGAAATCACACGCGCCGTACTTTTTGAATAAAGCGGTTACTGTCACTGAGCTTGGTAAATCGTTCAAGGACATGGATATTGTTAATTTGCGTAAATGGCAGCGTGACATTGTTATGCAGGTGTTCGGTATTCCGCCGGAGATTCTCGGTGTATTGGAATCGTCAAACCGTGCGACTATTTCTGCTGCATCGTATTTGTTTACCAAGCAGGTTGTGATGCCACGTCTTGATAAAATTCGTAAGGTACTACAATACAGATTAGTTCCGATGTTCAATGATACGATTATCCTTGCGTATGCGTCGCCGGTTGAAGAGGATAAAGAGTTCAGATTGAAGGTCATGGAAGTTGCGCCGTGGTGTTGGACGATTGATCAATGGAGAGAGATTGTTGGTGATCCACCGTTGAGAAATAATCAAGGTGAACATGTTATGATCCCGGCACAATATGTTCCGACCCATGTGGACAATATCGAAGATTTCATTTCGCCATATACGGCTGACGGATTGGTGACTACTGATAATAGCGGAGGTTCAAAATGAAGGGTATGAGTATCAAGGAATTGCGCGACAAACTTACCGATGAGTCCGCTGAGGACATTACGGTTAAGGGAACCGCGATAACAGAAACATTGATTGCGAAGATTGACGCTTCTGATGTGCCAGATAATCTTGACGATGGCGGTACAGTTGATTTTGTTATTTCGGATGATACCGTTGATTCGTATGGTGATATTGTTCGTGTTAGTGGTGTAGACCTTACTCGGTATGTTAAGAATCCGGTAGTGCTGTGGGCGCACAACGGTCATGAACTTCCGATTGCGAAAGCAGTATCAATTGGTGTCGAAGGAAAAGAGTTGGTTTCGACCGCTGAATTCCCTGGACGTGATATTTATGATTTCGCAAATACAGTTTACAAACTATTGGTAAATAAATTTCTCAATGCTGTGAGTATTGGATTTAGCGTTCTTGAGTATGAACCGGTTGATCCCAAACAGCCGTATGGTGGATGGGATATTCTGAAATTCAAACTGAGTGAATATAGTGTCGTTCCGTTACCAGCGAATGAGAATGCGCTTGCGAAAGCATCTAACGTTATCGGCATGAAAGAGACGGTTGACTTTGCGACTAAGTTGCTTGATGGTGGAAATGTTTCTTTAACCGAAGCATATATGTCGCTCATTGGACATCGGAAGACTGTTGATTTTGGTGCTATTGACAGAATCAGCAAATGTGGTTCTATCTTTTGTTCGCGTTCTTCTGTTACAGTTGACAATGATAACGAAAAAATACATAATGGAGAAGGGAGAAAACCAGATGACGGGGTAATTGAACCTGAAAGTAACGAGGACAAGAAAATGTTTATTGATACCAGAGACCACGACGAAGAGATTGAAGTCAGAAAAACCATTGGTGTTGACATTACCGAGCATGAAGATCCGCTCGTTGTTGTTGCCAAGGGTGTGACGATCAGTGATCCGCGCGACGATATTGTTATTGATATTGTTGACTACAGTGCGTCTAAAGCTCATGGTGTATTAAACGAAGATCAACTGAAAGAAGCTGTTTTTACCATTAAGTTTTGACGATTAACGCAATACATTGGAGGTATGCAAAATGGAACTGACCATGGATCAACTCAAAGAAGTAGTCGCCGGTATCATGAAAGAGGTAAATCCTCATGGTATGGCACCTGACGTTCCCGGTGAGATCAAGCTGGGGACTGCCGATCCGATTGTTGACGCAATTACTGAGAAGGATGTATCTCGGGACATTACCGGAATGTCTGCGAAAGAGCGTCGCCTTGCCATTGGACGTACCGTTCGTGCATTGGCCGCGACCAAGGGAAATGCATTTGCTGCTGATAAGTATGCTGAGAAGGTGTGGAATGAGTCGCCGGATTCGCATGTACGGAAAATCCTTGTTATCGGAACAGACGCTTCCGGTGGATTTTTGATCCCTGAGATTTTGTCTGACGACTTTATCGAGCTTTACCGCCCCGTTGCTGTCGTGCGTAACCAGAACCCCGTTGAGATTCCGATGCCCGAAGGCAACATGAGCATGAATGGACTCGCATCCGGCGCAAGTGCAGACTACATCGGTGAGACGGAAAACCTGCCCGTTGGTGAGCAGACCTTCAGACGCATGTCGTTTTCTGCAAAGAAGCTCGCGGTATTGACTCCGATCTCGAATGATCTGCTTTCCACGCCGTCGGGAAAAGTTGACCGTTTGGTTGCTGACGATATTTCGTATGCAACTGCCAGTCGTGAGGATATTGCATTTCTTCGCGGTGATGGTTCTGGTAACTCTCCTGTCGGGTTCAAGTCGCTGTGTCTTCCTGCGAACCTGATTCCGTCTGCGTGGATGGCTGGTACTTCTCTCGGTGATATCCGTCGTGATATTTACAAGCTGAAGAAAGCATTGCGGTATGCTGAAGTTCCCTTCCGTCTGCCGGTGTTGTTCATGAGTCCTAGGTCTGAATTTGCCGCTGAGCTGGCAATGGATAGCTACGGAAACACCCCGCTTGGAACTGAGATGCAGACCAAGGGTACCCTGATGGGCTTCCCCTTCGTTTCGACGACTAAGATTCCTGACAACCTCGGTGCTGGCAGCGATGAGTCCGAAATCTACCTCGTAGATATGGCCGACGTTGTTGTTGCTGATATGACGCGCCCACAGATCGCTGCATCCATGGAAGCGTCGTATTTCGATGGAACTCAGATGCGCTCTGCATTCCATGCTGACCTGACTCTCATGCGTATCATCGCTCGTCACGATTTCAACATGCGCCACCTTGAGTCCCTTGCGATTCTTACTGGCGTCAAGTGGGATGTGTGATAACCATGATCGTTGTAAAATTCACAAGACGTTATGGTGTGTATCACACTGGTGAAGTCGCCGGATTTGATAAAGCGGCATTCGCAAAGGTTCCGAACGAATCTTGCGAAATCATTAGTCGCAATGGTGACGATGAAATCAAGCCCGACGAAGCAGAACCAGATGATGCTAAAAAGAAAAAAGTGAGAGTAAATGTAAAGACCAAAAAGGGGGCATGATATGAAACATGCTTTGAGTGGTCCCGCTGACTTTGTTTTGGATATGAGTACGGCTCATATTTTTACTGCAAGCGGATTACCGACTGAAATTTCACACGCTTTTCAATGCCCGGTTGATACGCGAGCCGAAGTTGTATTTCTTCTTTCGTTCTCAACGTCGGGCGCAAATGCGAAATTGGGAATTGATGACGTTGTTATCAAGGGTGCGCATTCCGACCCAGGTTCTGGATGGGATAGTATTGCTGCACTTGAGATGCTTAGTCCCAAGCACAACTATTTTTATACCATTCCTGCAACGGCGCATCTTTCTGCAATTGCTGTGAAGATTCGCCCGACGTTTGAATGGAATCAAGTAACTTTGTCGCTTGCGAATAAAGATGGACTCGTTACCGGGATCAGTGGAACTGTCTATATGCACAATTACGACAACAATTCACTTGAAAAAGAATGTGTTGATAGTGATGACATTTATGTCCCTCGGTTCTGGCGTCCTTCGTGTGAACTTGTTATTAGCAGTCAGAAGATGGATTGATGGAGGTATCATATGAAACACCAACTCAGTCCGTTTAATAATCATAACTTTGTTTCTGTTTCTCAAAACATCGGAGAATTTTCTGATACAGAGCAAACTCTTCTTGTACAATTTAGCATCAACAAAGAAATTGACGGTGATTCTCATTCGATTATTGTATTTATTAGGGGCGACAAGAAGAATCAAAGTGCTACTGGAGTATCTGCATTAGTCAGATATAGTGATGTGTGGCTCGCTGTTGATGATGCTGAGTGGAGTAATTTGCTGTCGAATGTTTACGATTGTTCTGAACTCGAAAAGCATCCACTGTATATGGGTGCCGGAGTTCTTAATGTTTTTGAATTTGCCATCGACAAAACAAAAGCGTATGGAAGAATTGAATTGATGATTCCATGCATCACTAATATTACGATAAATGTCATTGCCGCATCAATGGTAACCGGTCTCAATGAACAGCCAAATGAACGTTCAGTATTGAGTGCTTATTCATTGGATAGGCAACCGACGTATATTTTTCTTGAACCAGAATTGCCGAAAGCTCAGAGTGAGATGTCATGAAACATGCGCTGAGTGATTTGTCGTCACTGCTGATCAAGGCTCCTTCTTCGTATATGAGGAATGTTCCACACGACTCATGGTTGAAAGAGGTTATAGATTTTACGTTTGATACAGCAAAAGAAGAGTGTGCTGGGTATACTCTTTTGCTTAGTTTTGCAACTGCTACACCAGCGCAAATGAAAATTGTCGGACTAGAAGTTAGGGATACGGCGAACGCTAACAATAAAATGTCATGCGATCTTGATGTTAAAATTGAGACCACATTAAATCCTGTTTATATTTTGGTGCCAATTCCAAAGCTATTTACACTTAGCGAAGGTTTCGCGATTGATGTTATTCACGATCTTGACAATAAAGAAAATAACGCATTGCTGATTGGCACGAACCCAAAGAACACTGATTACGACAAAGAAGGTGTAACTGTTATTGATTCTGCTGTTTGGAGATAAGTGATGATTGAAGTATTAGAACCAGCATCGACTCTTGATCTCGTGACACCAGACATGGTAACTCGTGGATGGGATGAGGTTGATGACTTATCTTCGGATGAGGTCGAGTTGGCTATTGCTGCTTCATCACGATCTTTCAATCATTGGTGCGGTAGAGTGTTTTCAAGTCAACGGTATCTTGAAACAATGGAAGCGTCCCATACGTTGAAGTTGATACTTCGTGAAGGTCCAATTAGCGACGTAAGCGAAGTGCTTAGTATGGGTGCGCCAGTCATTGATTATATCGTAGACAAGGAAACAAGCATATTACATAAGAACAATATGATCCCGTGGTATGGTCCACTGAGGAGAGACGGTGTGTTGCGGGACAGCTTTGCCGCCTACGACATACCGCTTTCACTTACGGTGGACTATATCGCGGGTTATATTACACAACCGATGATTGAATTAGATCCGACTGTCGGTGATAAAACAATTCCCGTTGATCTTGAGTATGCGTGTATTGTACAATCAAGAATCGTTATCAAAGGGTTGCGTGGCATGCCTGTCGGGATTCCTCAAAGTATTGTTGTGGGACCATACGAGGCTAAACATGCTACCGTTGATTCGATGGTTGGATCTGGCTCTGGATATTGGGCGACAGCAATTGCTGATCCTACAATCATGTGGCTTCCGCTTGAAGTAAGACGCACGTTGGTTTTATATCGCAGGACATTCTGATGATTGCCGCTGTCAAGTTTGCTATGACTGATCGAGTCACGTTCCATAAATTAGTTGGTCGTGATCAAGACCTTAATGCTGTATATGAAATCATATCGAATGTTAGGTGTTTGATTAGTTCTAAGCAAGATAATAGTACAACGGCGAATGGTGTTCGCGATGTTAATCCATCGACCGCAGTTTATTTCTTTAATGAACACGAGATATCTGAAGGAGATATTGTCGAATTTGGTAATGGTGAGAAATGTGAAATTGACAGGATATCAGACGTAAAGAAATTCGGTAAAGTGTTTGCGTATTTCAGTGTAATGAGGAAATGATATGATCACCATGGTAGTGAAAACCAACGCAAAGAGTGTGCATTTGTCGGATGCGCGGATGTTATCTGCATATCATCTTGCATTCGTAAAGGCTGGTCAGACTCTTACGAGGACTACTGAACAGCTTGCGGCGTTGAAGACTGGTGCATTGCGCGGTTCTATTACGATGGAAATTGAGCGTGAAGCTCATTCGGTCGTTGCGCATATTGGTTATGATAATTCAGTATCATACGCATTGATGCACGAAAATTGGCCGATAGAATCGTATCGTAGACCTACCACACCGAGAACCGTACCACGGGCAATGAAGACCGCTGCTGAGTTAATTATGTTTGAGTCTATTGTTGAAGCTCAAGTTGATCTTGAGTTAGTATTGGCGTCGGTGTAATATCATGTCATCTATTTACGAAGATATTAGATGGTTAATTCATGGTTATTTTGGTCTTGATATTCCTGTCTATAATGAAGGAATTACCGCCGAAGATGAAATTAGCATTGGCATTAAAGTTAAATCAACCACTGACATAAGTCCGAATAATGGAGAATCGCATCTCTATAATCTTATGATTATGGTTGCGTCAGACAAAGACGGTGGTGCGCGTGGGGTATCGGAAAGTCTTTCAAGGGCATTTAATACCGTCAAGACACGGATTCATCCATCGTGTGGTGTTCACGCGATTACTGCGACTAGACCAATATTGATGAGCAGGCTTGTTGGTGGTGATGTTATTTATATGTTTAATGCTTTTGCTTACAAATCATAAAGGAGGTGAATGAATGGTACGTAAAAAGAAGTCCTACACCAAGCCAGATCATGTCGTCACTTATTCGCAAATTGATACTTGGCGTGAGATTCCAAGATTCAAATGCGACGTATGTGGCGAGATCTCGCTTGGTCTACACGCTGCCGAAAGACATGCTCAAAAACATGAGTTTGGCTTAGTGCGCAAAAATAAAGACGCATGTATCCGATATGATCGGTACGGTGTCGAAGTGAAGGGAGAGTAAATATGGCCGCTGTTACGATCACAGTTGATAAGCTGAAAAATGTTTATGATGGGTTTACCGCAGTTCTTGCGCATACGCTTGACGCTGAGGGTATTACCTTTCGATCGTCTGGGAATGAAATGATTATTATTCGTCATGATGGTGGTGCAGAAGCCGGTACTGTCGTTTTGCAGTCTACGCCCGATCAGTTGAATCGACTTGGTGACATTCAAGTTGTGCTGAATAGTGGTGACGTGAAAGGCATTGGTCCAGTTAAGCAACTCGGATTTATGGATTCGAGTGGAATGGTAACTTTGAAGCTGGCAGCTGATATCAGCAACACGATTGTTGCTTATGTTTTTCAGCCGTCTTCGTGAACAAAATAAAATGATATTGGAGGATTGATATGGCTGAATCGAATGCTATTGCTGCTTTTGGAACTGTGTTGGAAGTTGGCGACGGTGGAAGCCCGGAGGTTTTTACTGGTATTGCAGAAGTGCATGATGTTAATGGACCGGGAATTTCGCTTGATATGATCGAACGGACTCATCAACTTTCTCCAGACGCAACGAAAGAGTACATCGCCGGTTTGAAGGATCTCGACAACATCACGTTCGAGATTGGTTTCGTGCCGACAGATCCGACTCATTCGCTGACGACCGGGTTTCTGGCTGATTGGAAAAACCGCGTGATGCGGACTTACCATTTGGTGTTTCCCGACTCCGGTAATACGACTTGGGAACTCAAGGGATACGTGTCCGGATTTTCGATCAAAGGTCCGACCCAGGGATTGCTGACCGCTGACGTGACCATCAAACTCACCGGTGGGCTTACTGAGATTTGATCTTGAAGTATCAGGTAATGTGTGTTATTGTTACGTCGGAGGTTAATTATGGATTTTAAGGCAACTAAAAACATCGAGAACTTCGGCGGTAAAAATCGCACACTTGTTTGGAATATGAATGCTGTGTGTGAACTTGAGGCCATCGAAAAAGTCAACATTCTTTCCGGCGGGAATTTTTGGCGTGACATGAGTGTATCGAAATTTCGTACACTTATTTATGTGATGCTGTACAAAGAAGATCCGAGACCGTCGATGGAAGAAGTTGGCGAGTTTATCAGTGATTATGGTTTCGACAAGATTGGCGATATTGTTGCTGAGATGTTTGAAGCGATTGCTGATGGCAAAAAAGGTCAAGATGGTGGCCAGGGAAAAGAATAACAGGTGATCATGATGATGGATATTCTAACCTAAGTCATCGTGACAAATGGCTGAAGTTAAAATCTGAAGGACGGGTGTTATTTGGACTATCTGATGATGAGTTCTGGAACTTAGCCCCGGAGGAATGGATCGCCCTAGTTAATGCTAGGGCGAATTCATTAAAGGTCTACGATGCGTTTCAGGCTAGAATATCCTACATGATCGCCGCAACTTCTATGTCGAAAACTAGACACAAGGAAAATGATTTCAGATTCTTTCCGGAGCCGATACGTGGTAAAAACTTACTTAGCAAATGGCTTGGTATTGTTAGCATGTTTAAGGCTAGAAAAGAAATCAACAACGCCTTGTCAGATAAATAAGAGTGGCGGGTGGTGAAAATGTCTGATCAAGTTAAAACCATATTTGAATTAAGAGCTGACACAACACAGTTTAATCGTAGAATGACCGCTGCGACAAAACGTATCAATGATATAAATGCGGCACTTGAGCGGTTGAAAACTACAACTGGGATGAGTACGTCTCAGGCGTTTGCCGCTATGAGTGATAGTTTGAATAAAACGTCTAATAGTGCATCGAAAGCAACCAAGAAACTTACAGCGATGGATTATGTCACAAGGCGATTAAGCGTCGCTTTTGGTATTATGATTGCGATGCGTGTTGCGCGATGGTTTGTTCGCACGTCAATAGAAGCTGTATCTTTATCAGAGAATCTTGAATACTTGATCACCCGTATCAATGCCTTGACTGTTAATACTGAATTCAGTGCAAAACAATTATCTGACATGATTACAGACATGTCAACAAGGTATGGCGTTGCTGCTGAGAATATCGCAGAAGGAATGTTCTTTATTTCGTCTGCTGGTATTACTGGTGCGCAATCATTAGAGCTTCTTGATCAAGCGACGAAGATGTCATACATGGGTCTTGGTGATATGAAGAATATTGCTATGGCCGCATCCGCCGCTGTGAATGCATGGTCAGACACAAATATGACCGCTGCTGAAGCTACGGACACTTTGTACAGAACCGTTAAATACGGTAACATGGAAATTTCTGGTCTTGCGAATACCATTGGTCGTGCGATGCCGGTTGCTGCGACGCTTGGAATATCGTTTGATGAACTTGGCGCATCCGTTGCAGTGATGACTAAATACGGTGCGAATGCTGCGAAGTCGATTACGATGATTCGTCGATTCATGCTTGCGTTGACAGATCCGAGTCACCAGGCGGCAGAGGCGATGGAGCATTACGGCGTGTCTGCAGAAGGATTACGCAAAACGATCAAAGAAGAAGGTTTGCTTTCCGCTATCAATGAATTGGTTGATGCGACTCACGGTGAATTTGAGGCTATCACAGAAATCATTCCGAATATTCGTGCGTTAGTTCCTGCACTTGTAATGGTCAAAGAAAACGGTGGTGATGTTGCTGCCGTATTCGAGGGAATGAAAGATAAGACTGATGATGTATCGAAAGCCTATAGTGAATTTGCTGATCAGTCTAAACATAAAACACAAGAATTAAGTTCTGCATGGAAATTATTTCTACGAGAATTCGGAGAAAATCTTGACGAAGGATTTCTTAATAAGACTAAAGTAACTCTTACAATTGCATTGCATTGGTGGGCTAATTATTTTGCTGAAATAAGAAAGATGAAATTAGTGTCGCCATTTCCTGGGTCTACAGATGAAATGGAAAACACTATAGTAAAAGTTGAGAATGCTATTCGTAAATTGATTGGATTATACAAAGAAGAAATTCCAGCATTAGCGTCTAGCCATAATATTCCTGAAATGATGTCTAGCCATGGATTGAGTGATATTGTTGACGCAATGGATGATGTTGATGTCAGTCTTGGTGAAGTTAGGGATAGTTTATTTAATCTTGGTATAGCCGAAGCTGATGTAACAGAAAAGACCGTTGTATTCCATAGTAAACTTGGGAAAACAATTAAACGTCTTGAAGAGTATTCAAAACAGGCTCAAGAAGTAATAAATGTTATTCATCCTGCGAATGCTGCCATCGCTGGTCAATCGGCATTTGATTTTAGTGATCTTATAGATGTCGCTGCAATACGACAGAAATTCAAAGATACAGAAGTAACATTCGATAAATTCATGAAAGATGCTGATAGTAAATTTGAGTCATTTGGCGAAAAGTTTACTGATGCTTTTGGTGACATAAATAGAGTCATGGGTAAATTCATGACTGATTTTGATACCGATGGGCTAGTAGATTCATGGGCATCTTTTGGTGAACGTGCTGGTCAGGCATTCTTTGGTGCGTTATTTGATTTCGATAATTCAAAAGAACAAATAGCGAATGCCATGAATAAAATTGCTGGATCATTTGATAAAACCGGCAAAATTGGTAAATTAGTTGGCGCGACACTTCAGGCTGGAATGGGTGCATATGCACTTTATCAACAAACAAAGAGCGGTAAAAAGCTGAGTGTGATGTCTGGCGTTATGCAGGGTGCTGCTGCTGGTGCTGCATTCGGTGTCGTTGGAATGGCTGTTGGTGCTGTAGTCGGTCTTGTTGCATCATTGATGTCGAAGAAAAAGAAGTACAGTTTTGGTGCTGATTGGACTGGCACCGGATATGAAGCATACACAAGCTCGAACGTTAGTGATCCTGAATTGCAGTCAATGCTTGGGTCTGTTACACAAGCAACACGTAGTTTGCATTCGTCATTCATGGATATGATTGAAATGTTTGATGATGTCGGATTGCTTCTTATTACTTCGATGAGTGATTTCAATGGTGAATTTTACGTTGAAGGTAAAAACTACTCGGAAGTATTACAGCGGTTTATTGCGAATGACCTACCAAAGAGAATGCGGGGTCAATTCTGGGAAGCGTTAGTTAATGGATTCCGTGGTCTTGACATTGGTGTTAATGCAGACTTCCTCAATGCGCTTATCGAGCAGAGTGATGATTTGCTTGGTGACGCATTTACACAATTCGTCATGGATGTCGTCAAGGGTGCAACCGATATATCGAATGCAATAGAAGATATATCATTTGGGTCTGTATCAGCAGAAGTCGCACGTGGAACATTCGAGTCATTTAATGTTGGCATGAATGCGACGTTGCATAATATTGATTTGGTTCAGGCGCGCATGTCGAACGAGATGTCTCTTGATGCTGCTGCGCGAGACGTGTCACGTATTGCTGAGATGACACAGAATGCGCGGCAAGCTGAAATTGATATGCTTCGTCAGATCAATGGTATTTCAGATGAGATTGCCAAGAGTATTGAACAGGCACAAGAATTATTATCATTGCGTGGTTTGACAGATTTATCTAAGCTGAGATATTTCATGTCTGGTGCAGTTGATAGTTTTGAGGAGATTGGCCGTGCATTGAATCCAGAAGATTTACAGGAGTCCGCGAATGAGACGTCGCGTTTCCTTGCGAACGTTACTGGATTATTTACCGATGAGCAATTGTGGGAAAGTACGGTCGGTGCATTTAGTGAAGCAATGGGTGGAAGTGGGAGTCGATATCTTCAATTGTTGTCAGAAGCGTTTGATGTTAGTTACGATGGAAAGACACTTCGTGAATTCTTCAATGATTTGTACGAGAGTCTTGGTACCGAGTCGCAAGCTGGGCTAGATGGATTCACAAGTGCAGTTGAAGAATGGTCAGACGTATTACAGAATGAAGCTGCTGCTACAGCGTTAGCATTCACTGGATTGACGAGCGTTACTGAAGATTTGTCTGATGCTGTATCAGATTTAATTAGAACGATAAACGGTGAGGATACGTCGTCTGGTGGTACTTCCGGATTGAGAAGTGCAAGTGGTCGTGCCGGTGGATTGATTAGCGTTCCGTTTGAATTTGGTCATGAAATAATGATAGATCCGCCGATATCTGATGATGATCTTGGCGCGCTTGATGATTACGGTAGAGCACTTGATGATATCAGACAGCATGAATTGGAGATGCTTGCAAAGATAGCCGAAGCTCAAATGCGACTTAATGATGAGATATTCAGTAGCATTGAAGAGTTGGCATTGGGTGGGATGAATGATCTTGAGCGGTCGATTTATTGGAGTCGTCGTCTTGGTGAATCGTTCGATGATCTGAGGGATGCTATCACGCCTGAGCAGGTGACCGAGGCGGCAGAGGCGGCGATGAGGGATGTTCAGGGCATTGTGAGTGCGCTTGGTGAAGATCAGCTTGATGAATTGGCGACTACGGCATTCTCAGGGCTTTACCGAGGGAACGAGTGGCTTCAGAGGATCTTCGATGCTACTGGATTGAGTCCGGAGGAGGATGAGACTGCTAGGCAGTTCCTTATTCGAGTGTATCAGGATCTTCAGACTGAATCTGACGACATGTTTGCCACGCTGAGAGAACAGGCGACAATATTTACTGATTCGCTTTTGTTGAATACGGAAAATGTCACGAAGTCATTCACAACACTAACTGAGTCTGCTGACGTGCTTGCTGGCATGTTCAACAGAATGTCATCAACAAATGTCAATGGTGATTTTGGTCCGACCGTTGGAAATAATGGTGTCGCAGTAGTTGTAAATGTCAATGGTACAATTGCGCCGCTGATAAATACGATTGATGCTAGAATTGTCAGACATACTGTAGCGGGAAGGCCGGTAGTCGCATGAGAGGATTAACACCAGAACAGATACGAGCGTTGTCCGCAAAGGTCTCGAAGATCAAAGTATTGCTTGAGATCCCCGGATTAGACATACATTACTGCACGGGTAATGTAGGTGGAAGATCGAATAATATTACATACCATCCAAGGCAGCTAAAAATTGGTAGCATTATTTTTGGTGATCCAACTAAATTAAAGATGGTTGTATCAATTGATAATGTTGATAATAAAGTTAGTAGGAAAATGAGTAATGTCGTCGCTTCTGGTCAAACTGCAAAACTTCATCTTATTTCGTTTTATCCCGGCAGTAGTGACATTATTGGTGTTATTACTCTTATTGACGGTAATCTTGTGCGTTGTGAAATTAATTCGAGAACTGCAAATATTGACATATCTGCAAACGTGGTTCGCAATAGAGCTGGCGCGTTAATAACTGGGTCACGATCATGCGGTAATAAATTTACTGATGCGCTGTGTAAATATTCTGGAACAGATACGGAATGCAATCATACGTGGATGGATTGTTTTGCAAAAGGAAATGTTGCAAACTTTAATGGATTTAGATTTGCACCAGTTGGCGGCATGCAGATTATGGTCGAAGCCGCGCCGGTTCCAGTTGGATATTCTGGTGGCGGTGGTGGGTCATGGGATAATCCACAAGATGACATGTATCAGATTGGGGATTGCATGTGGTGGGAATTGTTGTTTTGGGGTTGTGACGAATATTTTGATGTTGATGATTCGATGTTCGTTGATACGTTAATGATAAATTCGTCTGAGTTTGGAGCTGTGTAATGTTTAATTTCATATGGCCAGAATGGTGTAAGGTTATCGGTGATGTTAATCAGGACGTTGATGATGGGATTATTTCAAATAAGTTTATGACCGGGCCGGGGTTGGCGAGAACGTATTACGACATGCCATTGAATACGTTTGGCGTGACACTGCTTGAGTCATCTGGTCAGACTGAGTTGAACTTTCGCAATAATCAATTCGTGCATTATTTAGCACAATTGCATCCTGTATGGTTTACTCCGGGAAGGTCTGAGTTCATATCGAATTTTCCGATTGGCATTGGTGATGGAGTTCGCAAGACATTCGTGGTGCCATTAAATGCGACCGCTGGATTGGATAAAAATTTCAGTGTATTAATTGGTGACTTTCCGGTTACCTTTACGGCGACTTCTAGTGCGCATATTTATAATGGTGATATTGGGATCAATTTAATGCAAGCATCATCATGGAATACGTCTGGCGCAAATTTTTGTGGCAAAAGTTATTTACCATTTTACAGTGAATATCCATTAAAAATTGATCTTGACGGAACGATAATCGCCGCTGAAGCAACAATCAGAAAGGTGCTTTATAATGCGACTGATTTTAATAACCTTGGATTCATCCATGCTGCTATTGATTTTATTGCATTATATGGTGATTCGGCAAGCGGGTCAATTGAATTGTGGATAGGGTTTCGTGATTCTGGCGGTGTGCAAATAAGTTACATATCAGCATCACAAAGTGAGTCTGGAATGCTAGAATTAACCGGTGTTGTTCCATCGCATACAGACAGTATTGATGTAAAGATTATCGCAAGAACCGATGCTAAAAATTCATGGTTATTTAATTTCTTCAGTGTGGCACCTATGGATGTCAAAGGAGAATATTTTATGAATGACGCAAGACCATTGATAATCAAATTAGACGCAGTCCCCGCTGACGGTGTGGTTGTAAGCATTGATCGTCATCTTACTGGCGAGGGTCAATTACTTGAACCGTTGATGCGGAAATGTGTAGCAAATAATATCAAGCATACCACGTCACCTGCTGGTCATCGTGCATTTAATATTGAAATGATTGAGGTACAGTGATGGCATATCAGCAAGACTTCGGTCAGATAATTCCGATTGATCCACCGATGCCCGCTGGTGTGCCGCCGAATAGATCACCAGAGAATGTGCAGCAATTATCGACCGGAAGAACTATTCTCGGTTCTACGATACCTTGCGTATACGGAAGGCGACGTGTCCCCGGTACGTTGATTATGGCTGAGCGTAGAGATCAATATTTGTATTGCATATGGGCGTTATGCTTCGGAAAGATTGATTCATTTGTAACGATATATTTGAATGATCTTCCAATCGTCATATCTTCTGCAATAGTCAGAGAGGCACGGCGGTGACGGCACATACAACCAACCGATCATACAATTTATTCGTGATGAAGTGTTGGACGGATCTCATAATCAATTATTCTTTGAGACGTATCCCGGAATCGTATTACATGCAATGAAAATAAATACGATTGACTTGGATAGCGGTGGCTCTCTTAATCATGAGGCCGATATCATCGGAAGAGTCTTTGAGGATTTTCGCAATGGCTCTGTCGCTGCACACAGAAACCCAGTTGTAATTGCATATGACATATTAACTTCTGAATGGCCGTGGGGAATCGGCATAGATCCATCTCATATTGACGTATCACAATGGAGAACATACGCAAACTGGTGTGATGATGTCATAAATGCGCAGGCTAGATTCACGTTTAATGGAGTCATATCTGAAAAAGATCCGTTTAAGGCGGCCCAATACGTGTTATCTCATGCTCATTTATCCATATCAGACACCGGAAAGATGCTCAGAATCATATCGAATGGTGATGAGGCATCGGTATTGACAGTTGAAATGAGTGATTTTTTCTCAAGTCCGAATCTCGTGATGGCGGAACCGGGAACGATATTGAGTGACGTTGAGGTATTTTACCACGCTCAATCTGACGAGTCTGACCATTCTGTTTACTATTCCAAGGCCGTTACGCCGGACTTATTCTCTAAGGCCTCGCATCGTATGAATGGTTTTATCCATCCATGGGAGGCGTATCGTTGGGCATATCAACGTCAAAAGTTATCTGAGGAAGTGTGGTCTATAACATGTAAGGTTGGTCCAATCGTTGCAGATTGCATACCAGGCAATGTTATTACAATGTATATTACACCATTTGGTGAGTATAAAGATGTCAGAATATTGTCGATAAATGCCACGCAAGAGCTTGGGGTGTACGTCATTCGTGGTCGAATTATTGCTGGTTCTGTTGTGTGTCCGGATCATGTTGATGACGATGGGGATGGGATTATTGATCCTGGATGGGAAACCGGGACTCCGAATCCACCACAGAATGTTAATCTGACGGTTCACGTTCATCGGACCAGCAATGATACCGAAGAGCCGATTGTCAAGATCTCGTGGAATCCACCGAACAAAGGTCCGCGTGTCCAGTATTACGAAGTTCGATATGGTGCATATATTCTTGCTCATGTTTCCGCGTTAAAATGGAGTGGTCAAGCACCATCTGATGGAAACATAAAATTGACCGTAGCGTCCGTTGGCATTGATGGAACACAAAGTGCCGGTGTTGATAGTAACTTAGTTGACGCAAGCCTCGGCATGACCACAGGTGCATATGGTGTGCAGTATTCCGGAGCTATTACAGGTGATGCTGGTCAATACGCATTCGATGACGTAAATGATACGCTGAATCCATTGAAGTTTGATTATATCATAAATTATTTGACTGATATAATTCGTGATGGTGATGATCATGTTTCATTTAGCAGCATTCCAGTTATCGGTGATATTGTTGCTGCGGTCGCGATAGTGCATGGTCCATCATCACCGATCGTTCCGCTGTCTGTAATGTATTCGCCAACGTCAATCGAGGTTTATCGTGACGGAACAACTGGGGATTTGCCGGTAACCGTAATGTATATTCACGCTTCTACGTCTCTTGACATGGGTAATGCAGGGTAAAGGGGTATCATGATTATGATTACACGAAAAATACAATTCATTTCAGTCGATTATCGCAACGGTGTCAAGCTGTTCGTAAGAATAAAGTACACTGGCATTGATGACGATGGCACAACATTCACATATTTTAAGACTGTCGTGCTTCCGATCATCGGTATTATGAATGAGAATGCGGTCAAAAGATTGTATCGCAGAGTCAAACATGCGCTATGGGGAGAATAACATGAACAGATTTATTGTATCCTGTGTCCTTGCTATTATGGTTACCGTGTCTGGATATGCTACCGTCAGAAAGCATTGGCATATTCAGCTTAATTCAGTTATCGGGACATTTTCGACTACGCAGCATGTTGAATTCATTGCGTATTATAAACA